GCAAGATTTTCGTGCAGTTCTGGATTCTTAATATCTACCAGACCCCAATCACCAAGCAACTTGGCAATGGTGTTTCTACGTTCTAGATCATTGTCGCTGAAGTCAGCACCCTTACCATCTAAGGCAAAGAGTTCCTTAAAGTGAACAATGAAGTATCTGCCTTGTTTGTGCAAAATATGACAGGACTGGAAAAGAGTCTTTTCCTTCCGCGATGCTACACCAATACGCGAAAGAGTTTCGCGAACCTTTAGAAAGTCATCGGGAGTTTTAAGAGTTATCTCTAGTGGAGCATACCCAGGAAAGTTAATGTCGAAAAAATCTTCAGTCATTTAGTACCACCTTTATACAATTTCTCTTTTATGTATTGTTTTTGTTCTTCAGAGAGAATTGCGAGTGCTTGGCGTGCTTTTTCATTGCTGTAACCATAATACTCTTTGATCAACTCTACATCTACGTCGTCTTCAATTTTGATCCATTTATCAAAACGTTTTCTTCCACGTATAGTATTTATAAGATACGTGTTTTGTAGAGATTTATCAAGGTGTGAACGACAATTCATCTCATTTGCAGGGATGGCAGTGTCGATACTAAATGTTAATCCTCGGTTAATAATCCAGGGATTGTATTGCTTTTCTGACCAGTCATCTACGATCAGATTCTTCTTTCCATAATTGATGTCATTAATGAAGTCGAAGGGAGAAATGCCCTTCTTCTTTTCGATATAGTCTTTGGGATCGTATTCTACCTTCGGATCACCAAGACCCTCTAGAATACCAGACATTATTTCCACTCCACTGCTGCCATAATCTCAACGAGACATGCCACCAGATTGATCTCCTGGTTTGCAGCAAACGCTGCCTTATATTGATAGTCAGCGATCAACAGAACAAGTTGAGCAGGATATTTCACATCTTCTAGAACAGTGTCATAAATCTTCCGGAAGATAAGTTGTGGATCATTGTCAAGGTTTTCGACAACCCAAGAACGAACCTTACGGAAGTCCTTAGACTTCAGAGCATCGGTAAGTTCCTTCATGTTGATTTCTAGAATGTTGCTGAGAATACCCTCATCAATCGTACCCGAAATACTATACCGTTGAAGTTCGTTTAGAACACGTCGATAGTCAGGGAAGTGCTTCTTAAGAACTTCTGCAACAACTTTCTCATCAAACTTTACATTCTCCGTAGTCAAGATATCGCTAAGTCGTTTCATAAAACGACCTGCCATCTTTGGTCGATCCGCCTTGGTCAACTTAAACTCAATGACCGTAGTTCGACTGTGGAGAGGAGCGATAACTCGGTTCTTGAAATTACAAGTGAAGATAAACCGACAGTTGTTAGCAAACTCTTCAATGAACGCACGAAGCGCAGGTTGAGTAGAGTTGGGATTTAGATAGTCCGCTTCGTCGAGGATAACAACCTTAGTCTTACCGCTGAATGAAACAGAGGATGCAAACTCTCGAATCTTAGTGCGAAGAACATCAATGCCTGATTCTTCCGAACCATTGATAATAATGTAGTCACATCCAAGTTCTTCACAAATTGCACGAGCGATGGTAGTTTTACCAACACCCGCAGAACCGCAGAGAAGCATGTTGGGGATTTCGCCAGTTGCAACGAACTCACGAAATGTCTTTAGTTGGTCATCGGGCAGAATACAGTCATCAAGTTTGCGAGGACGGTAACGCTCAACCCAGAGGAACTGGTCACGATTATTTTCCATAATATTTTCCATAATAAAAAAGGAGGGTATCACGGTCGCGAAGGTGTTTTACGACCGTGATACCAGTCGAATCAAGAATTCGCTTGCAACCAATGCAAGATAGTATAGGGATCAGTTTCCCCGTACGGATCAGTTTCGCAGTTATCTTCCATTCCAGGTTCGATAAACCACTTCTCGATCGTACCATTATTCACGATAACAGCATATCGCCAAGAGCGCATACCAAACCCAAGATTGTCCTTCTGAACGAGCATCTGCATCTTTGCGGTGAAGAAACCCGAACCATCAGGGATAACCTTAACGTGCTCAAGGTTCTGCGACTCTGCCCACTGGTTCATTACGAACGAATCATTCACTGACATGCAGTAGATTTCGTCGATGTTGTGAGAGTAGAAGCGCATCGCGATGTCTTCAAACGTAGGAAGTTGCATTGTAGAACAAGTAGGAGTGAACGCACCTGGAAGTGAGAATAGAATAACACGCCGACTGCCAAACAGATCGAACGATGTTACATCTTCCCAGCGATAAGGATTATCACCCTCAATTGAATCATCCCGAACGCGAGTCTTGAAGACAACGCTCGGAACAACTGTTGGTAGATTGTCAGTCATTACTATTTCCTTATACGACCGACGAGGGTTCCATTGCCAACCAGTATTCCAACTTCTTGGACAGGTTGTTAAAGTGCATTGCCTTCTTCTTTCCGAGAGTTACCTCATAGTCGTCAGCAATAACCTTCAGATTCTCAACCTTCAGTCGGCAATCAAAGTCACCAACTGGGATACTATCTAGTTCACGACGGAATGCATTCGCACGAGGATTAGCAGGGTCGCTAACAGTTAGAGTCACCTTACCACCCTTAGAGACAACGCTCATGGTTGGGGCAGAAAGAATAGACGCTGCCTTTTGAACCATACCGATCTCTGCAGAAGTCATCTTGAAAGTGAAGAACGGATCAATCTCGAGAGTCTTATACGGAGCAGCGGTAACAACCGAGGGATCGGCGTAACCATACTCGAATTCTGACTTGTCCTTGCGAAGGAACATGCTCGACTCTTCAAAATCGATATCTTGTTCATCCCAGATGCTGAGAAGAGCGAGGAGATTGGGGAGATCATACACTGCGAATTCGCGAGGGAATGATTCGGATACAGTGGCAAGAGTCAGAATGTTCTTACCTTCACTCACGGTCGCAAGAACTGAACCTTCGCGAACGACAATGTTCGTATTAATCGAGGCAAAGTTCTTTAGAACAGCGAGAGTTTCGTTAGAGATCTTCATAATATATTAGTCCTTAATATTCAGAGTTGTTTTGAGAGGTGGTAACGTAATAGCACCACCATTAGTTATACTATCATTATTGAAGAAAGTCAAGGTATTTGTTGCGCTTCCCATAGTAGTAAAGTTACAATCACCTGTTCCCAGGGTTGTCTTAAGAGTCAACCCTTCAGATTGAATAAAATTAGAATTGTCAACATCGCTAAGAGGATCTGCATCTTCAAACTCTACTCGCCAAGGAGGCAGATGATCGTCGAAATCATCAAGTTCGCTGTCATCATAGTCTTCATATTCTTGGTCATGCACGTGTAACGCAATGATCGCATAATGAATAACCTTCATCAGATCATTGCGCCAGTCTTCGGGAGATCCCTTATGACCGTAACGCTGGGCATACTTCAGAATATTACCGACAGTAAACCCGATACCATGACCACCGTCGATGATAAACTCAGTTGCCTGATATTGATTCTGGGAGTAGTGTCCATCATATGTGGAATCTACATAGTCGGTGATCTGCCGAAGCAGATCACCCTCATTATATCTGTATTCGGTTGTCATATTTTCTCCTTAAAATGGCATTTCTTCAGTTTGGTCAAAGTAGGAATCATTGTTGTCAGTCGTTTCAGCGACAGGGTCGGCATTCACATCAACCTTGCTATAGAGGTCGAGGAACGCTGCCTTAGTATCGGCGTCGAAACGGTTGACGCACAACTGGATTGCCTTAGAACGGTCGCCGAACATCGCGTAGGCATTGACAATGTGCTCAAGGCGACGAGTGGAAACCAGTTCGTCAACACCACCATCATAGAAAGTCTTACGAATAATTTCTGCCCACGTGGTCAGTTTGTCAGCGAATTCTTCGTCAACCTTTCCTGCTTTTTCCATCTTGTTCATCACGATCTTCTTTTCGATCTTGGCAGAAGGATATTCCTGCTCAACAGTGATGGCGAAACGCTCAAGGAACGCATCGTCGAGGATTTGGGCAGACATAAACTTGCCGTCGTCAGAACCACGACCCTTGGTGTTCGCCGTAGCGATCACGTTGAACCCTGCCTTGGGGTAAATCGTCTCACCAGTTTTCTTGTTGAAGTATGGTTTACCCTCAAGGATTGCTTGAAGGCACATCATCTTGTTCGAACCACGGTCGATTTCGTCGAGGATGAGGACAGCGCCACGCTTCATGGCGGTCAGAACTGGACCTTCGCGGTAAACTACGTTACCGTCGATCAGAGTGTTACCGCCGATAAGATCGTCT